TGAGGTCACGTTCGGTACTGGTCATACGGCTGATTCCGTGCGTGAAGGTTTACGAGTCAAAGGCATCCACCTGATGCCGTCCAACGCACGATAGGAGGGCGATTCAATGGACATTTTTTCAACCAATTTTTTAGTCAAGTTGATCGAGCTGTTGAACCGGCCATCCAGTTTTCTGCTGGATACCTATTTCCCGCAGATTGTCACGTCGGATACCGAGGAGATCAACTTCGACGTGATCACTCGTGCCCGTCGGTTGGCGCCACTGGTGTTGCCAGTCGTAGAAGGCCAAATCGTGCAGGAAGAAGGCGTCACAGCGCATACAGTCAAGCCGGCCTATGTCAAGCCGAAAACTCCTCTGGCTGCCGGTGGTGCGCTACGGCGTGCTCCTGGCGAACAGATCGGTGGCAGTATGACGCCTACAGATCGCCAGATGGCGCGCATTGCTCGTACGTTACAGGATCACATCGATCAGATCACTCGGCGAAAAGAGTGGATGGCGTCCAATGCGATGCAGTCTGGCTCCATTACCCTTACCGGTGAAAAGTATCCGACAAAAGTTGTCGATTTCGGTCGTAATGCAGCACTGGATATCACGCTGCTGGCGGGTTCGCAGTGGGGTGATTCCGGGGTAAATCCGTTGGAGAATCTACGCGCATGGGCATTGCTAGTGCTGCAGTATGGCGGTGTCGGTGCAACCGAGGTGACCATGGACGCGGATGCCTGGACGCTGTTTTTTGCATCGCAGGACGTCAAAGACCAGCTTAACTACCGTCGCGATGTGGCTGCTCGCTTCAATAGCATGACGCATACCCAGGAGGGTGGTGTATACCAGGGTTCGATCGGCAATATGAACTTCTACACCTATGCCGGTTGGTATGTCGACGATGCGGGTGCAACCCAGCCGATGCTGCCGAGTAATACGGTGCTGATGGGTGGTTCCGGCGTCGAGGGTATCCAGGCGCATGGTGCGATCCAGGACGATGCAGCTGGTCTTATGGCCATGGAGTATTTTCCGAAGACGTGGGTGCCGAACGATCCGCCTATTCGCCAGGTCATGACGCAATCCGCGCCGCTGGTGGTTCCGTGTAACGTTAATGGTTCGCTGCGCGCGACCGTAGCATAAGGGGGTTGAGTGATGGCTAAATATGTAACTAAAGGTACCTTTGTTATGGGCAAGGGTGCCGATCGCAAAACCATTCCCGCAGGCAGCGAAGTGACCGAGAAGGATCTCGGCATCGATGCCGAGTCCGCTACGCGCTATGTAGCTCTCGGCTCGCTGGTTGAAAAGGCGTCGCCTGCAGATTCCAAGCCCCAAAGCGGCGACAAGTAAACTCCTTGGTGAAGGTATGCCGGATCTCGGGTTGCTCAATAATGCGGTGCTGAATACCTGGGGCGAAAAGCTCCCGGTAACCGTCGGGAACATGCGCTACAAGCTTATGGGTGTGTTTGTGGAGGCGTATGAAAGAAGTCCGATTGGCAATACCGATATTGAGCGCCCTGATCCGGCCTTTTTATTCAAGCGGTCAGACTTTGACCCGTTAAATATTACGGTTAACAGTGTGATCGCGTATGACGGTATTGATTTCACGATCATTTCTGATCCGGTCTACGAGACCGGTGACTGGTGCAGTGTGGCGGTGAGGGTGTATTGATGGTCGGGATTACGGTTGATATCGATAAGGTCGATGTTAAATCATTTACTAACTGGGTGCTGGCGCTGCCATCTGAGATCAACCTGGCGGGTTACCGCACGCTGAACAAAACCATCAAATGGGCGAATACCCAGGCGGCGCGCAAGCTGGGTGAAGAAAACCTGATGCCGGTCAAGATTTTCAAGCGCGCGACCACAAACACAAAAGGGTACCGAGTGCGTCAGTCGAAACTGAGCTACGGTAAAACCAAGGCATCACTGTGGTTCGGGTTTAACCAGGTCAAGGCCGGGTACATCGGCAAGGCGCGCGAGACGGCGCGCGGGGTTACGGTCGGTAGTGGTCGCAATCGACGGTTTTATCCCAACGTGGCGGGTGAGCCTAAAATACGGCTTATCAAGCGATCTGATACGTATTCGTCCATTTTATATTACGACCAGGAAGGGCATCGCTGGAAATCGATTCGCGAGCCGGTCAATATTGTATCACTGGACGATATAGAAAAAATGATTCCGGAGCGCATGGTAACCACCATGGATGCCGAGCTGAATTACATCATGAATGTTGCTCGGTCCCGTTTTCAGAAAACCGGTATCCGCTAGCTATGACCATTACCAGTCATTTTCAGATCGAGCCGCAAATTATCCAGGTGATAAATAACCTGGCGCTAGCCGGTTTGAAAACGGTCGGTGACGAGACGCTGCTGGCTGGGCGCAAGTCAGTGCTGGATCTATTGCCTGCGGCAATCCTGTTCACCGGTGATGGCGCCTATAGCAATGGCACGGACGGTAAGCTGCAGACCGAGACGCAATACTGGCAGTTGTCGGTAATGGTCAAGCATATACGCGGCGACGTCAACGGCACCACGGCCAGTCAGGCGGGTGAGTACATCACGCCGATCCTGGCGGCGCTGGTTGGCTGGGTTGCCTCCGCCGATTTTGCGCCGTTGGAGATTGTGCAGCGGATACCTGGCGAATATCGAGAAGGGTATGCGGAATTTCCGTTTGTGTTAAAGACCAGCTTTGACGTGGGGCCGAATGCATGACCAACCGGATGGAAAGCGTGATGGATGCGTTAGTGACCAACCTGGACGGGCTGGCCACCACCGCCAGCCGCGTGCATCGGGCGTTTGCGGTCGTGCCGGATCTGCCAGCGCTGATTGTCACCCAGGGAGCTGATAGTGTCAGTACGATGGAATACGGCGAGGTCAAGCGCGCGCTAAACATCACCGTCGATGCGCGGATTAAAAAAAGCGCCACGGCAGATACCGAATTAAACGCCATTGCCGCCGAGGTGTACGCGGCGTTAATGACGGATCCAACGCAGGGGCTTGCTTACGTGGAGCGCACCGAGCCGGTGAGCAGTGACGGGCCTACGCAAAAGAATCTGGAGGAGTCGATTGTCTCGCAATCGCTGACGTTCAGAGTCCACTATCAACATGCAACGAAAACGCTAGAGGGATAATTATGCCTACTGCAGAAAACGCAAAATTGCAATACGAGGCGGGGCAGTCAGTAACCGCGATGAGCGCGCTGACCGACTCCGGTGACCATAAAACCTTTACCAGCTCGGCCGCGCAGTGGTCAAAAAAATCCGGTTATGAGCCGGACGTGAAGCCAGACGGGCTGGCAACCGGCGGCGTGATCTCTGCCGGTTCCGGCAACGACGAGGTCGATGTCTCGGCGCTGACCTGTTACCTGGCCGGTGTCAAGACCACGGTTTCAGCCTCAGCGGGTGAGACGATTACCCGTCCGGCCACGGCGGTGGCCAAGATCAATTCCATTACCATCAACAGTTCCGGTACGATCGCGGTCGTGGTGGGCACTGATGGCAGCAACACTACATTCAGCGAGACACGCGGCGCGGCCGGCGGTCCTCCGGAGATTCCGGCGGGTTCCATCGAGATTGGACAGGTACGGGTGACATCGGATACCTCTGCGGTGATTTCTGCCAGCGAGATATTCCAGGTGGTCGGACTGCACGTGGAGCGCTACGACTACCCTGTATGGGAGACAGAAACCGCCGAGGGACAGATCACGTTCGCCGATGCATTGCCGACGATTCATGCATCGGGTGCAGTCAAAGGGGTCAATGCCGAGTATGCGGAGCCGATTTTTTCGGACGTGCAATTGGCATCCGATTTCGTGCCGCCGGAGACCACGCATTCTGTCTCGTCGACGCAGGTCTACGGTTCCACCATCGGGTCGAGTTCGGCGAGCCTTAACCAGGGAACGTTTACGGCGCGCATCGAGGACGGCATTAGCGATGCGTTGACAAAGCTGAAAAACGAAAACCTGTGGTTCAAGTTTTTCCCGGACCGTTACAAGTCGCCGTACATGCTGGTGCAGGGTAAGTTGGGGGTTTCGCGCTCCTATCCGGCCGGAGATTCGATGCAGGCAGCATGCACGATTTCGGCCGAGTCGGCAGGGGTTGAGGTTGAGGCCTGATAATGGGTTTCGATCTAACGGCATTTGATAAGGCTCATTTCAGCGATCGGCAGGAATCGGTACCCCTGCCGGCGCTGGCTGCCTTTTTCCTGGACGGAGAGGAGCCGCTGTGGACCGTGCGCGGCCTGACGCATGCGGAGTTGTCTCGCGCGGCGGTGGCGATCCAGGCTGGTCAGAATCTGGAGGCGGTGATCGAGGCACTGACCGGCGATGCCAAGGCCAAGGCCGGGGCGATCAAGCAATTGCTGGGTGTAGCGGACGGTGACGTTCCTCAGGAAACGAAAAAGCGCCTGGAACACCTGGTGATGGGTTCGGTCGATCCGGAGATCACGCTGGATATCGCAGTCAAGCTGTCGGTGACATTCCCGATCGAGTTTGGGCAGCTGACCAACAAGATCCTGGAGTTGACCGGTAAGGGCCAGGTGCAGGCCGAGGTAAAGCGCAAGCCCTCTGGAAAATAGTCGATGTCCAGTCTGCGCTTGCGCTGGCGGATATCAAACAGAAATTCCTGTATGAGATCCGGCCGGACATGTTTCCGGAGGGCATGTTGACAGACTGCGAAACTCGACTCTGGACCCTTTACTATGAGTATAAAAGTAATGCCGCATAACTCTCATGGCTGATTTAAAAAAAACCATCGATGTTGTTTTTGGTGCGGTCGATAACACCGGCCAGGTGGTCAAGGGTATCGGCAAGAATATCGATGCATTGGG